CAGTTGGAGACGCGTTTCGCATATTTTGCAGAGCTTGAAAACCACCTTTGGCAGTTATTTTTTCATACAAGGCTTGTGCTTGACGGCCCGCACCAGTAAGCGCTGGTGTACGCCCGCCTACAAGACCTGTAATTTCAGACAGCCCAGGATGGTTACGTAATTTTTCAATGTCTTTATCAAATGCATCAGTTTCTGTCTCAAAACTTTTTAAAGCGCTGGTTGCCTTTGGATACACCGCCTCACGCTTTTGGATATCTTTAGGTGTTAGCCCTTCCATTGCGTTTGCAGGGGTCATACCGATTGCTTGCTCGCGGCTTACAAGAATTGGCTTTCCAGTTTTAGGATCAACAACCGCAACGGGTGCGGAAGGCGTAGCTGGAGTTGCAGGGGGTCGGCCAGCCATAGCAATTTGTCGTTGATATTCAAACAAATCGCCTTTAAAACCTTGGTTTTTGGCAGCGTTGAAGTTGCGGATTAGATCGGTGTCTTGACGCTCTGGTGCGGTATAGACAACTCTGCCGCCTTGAAACACAGCCGCGCCAGGCGCAACAACTTGTTGTTTTTCCAATTCTTTTAATTGAGTTTCTAATAACCCAATTTCGCGTTTTGCTGCGCCGCCTGGATAACGCATTTCTAGATCAACAATTCGATTGCGAATGGCTGTCGCAGGGTCAACCATAGCATTGACTGAAGGTGCAGGGGCAGGCTTTGGAGCTAAAGTATTGGTAGTTTCAGGCATGATGCCAAAAGTGCCAGAGCCTAACGCGCCTGTAGGCATAGCGGGTGCTGCCCCTGTAGGTGCAGGGCCAATTCGTTCACTCAAATATTTCTCACGCTCATCAGCAGCTAAAAGAGCTTGCTGTGCAGCCATGATGACTTGCGGTTCTTTTGCAGTAATGGCGTAATCGTAAAACTGTTGGGCCAACTCTTTAGGCGTGCCTGTTCGTCCAGTTTGTTGAGCCTTGGCCACAAACTGGTCAAGCGCAGATTGCCTGCGCTTAAAGTCTTGCAGTTGCAAACCAGCTTGTTCTTGCTGCATTTGCCCCATCGCCAGTTTTTGCTGCGCCAGTTGGTTTTGCATCCGTTCGTCTTGCTGGGCGCGAATGCCAGCGCCAAAAGCGCCAGCCAGTTCAGGCTTAACGATGCCGTAGTTAATAAGTCCGTCCATGATTATTGAAACTGCCTTAAAAAGTCTGATGTTGCTGCGCCTTGACCGCCAACGTCTTGAAACCCTCCGCCGCCTGAATTGAACCAACCTCGTTGGTTTCCAATATCGTATAGCTGTCCAATTCCACGTCCAAGCGTGCCGTATTGACTTGCGCCGATATTGCCTTGTTGTAACAATGCATTCGCTTGATTTGCGCCGCCTGTCATGGCGATGTTGCCCATCGTATTGCCATACGATTGACCTAAAGAAGATAAGTTACCTGTAGCTGTTTGGCCAACTCCAGCCAAACTTGCCAAACGGTTATAGCCTGTACCTTCACGGGCCACCGCTGCGTTGTAGTTGGTCAGCGCTCGGTTATAGGCGTTGCCGTATTCCTGACTGCCCATCTCTTGGCCGTATCGCTGCGCGGCTTTAAGAGCACTACCCGAAATCAAACCGCCCCGCGCTGCTGCTTGGCGGTCTAAGGCTTTCTGACCTTCGGACAATCTAAATGCGTAACCTGGGTCTTGCCCCAAGTTGACTTGACCTGTAAAGGCCGCTGGCATGTTGGCGTATTGCTGTTGCATAGTAGCCAACGCATTGACGCCAGCTTGACGAAATGGTTCTTGGAGCGCCACATTGCGCTCAAACATTTGACGTTGGACATCCGCAGCGTACCGCGAAGCACCCGCACCAGTTTCTGCGGCTTGAGTAACTGCCTGAGACTGTTTACTAGCTGGCCCTAAACCAAATATGTCTAGGGTTGCATTGACTAAATCACCCATGTTGTTTCTCCAATCTAATCATGCCGTTCTCGCGGCCAACTTCTGTAAATCCAAAACCTTTAGCAAGCCTCAATGACGGGGCGTTATCAGGGTAAATCTTCACCACAATTTTTTGATGCTTCTCAAGCATGTCGTTCAAAAAACCGTTAAATACACTTCTTATGCGCCATTTTCCACGTTTTTCAGGCACAACAAACAAATCAAACTCATTTTGATGCGATAAAAACGCGCCGCCGTCAAACAAGGTAATGTCCAAATTGTTCTCAGTCCATTCACGCAATCCATCAGGAGCCACAATATTTCGGTATTTCAGCAAGTAATCTACGATCACTTGCCATACATCATCAGGTAACCTCACGCCCAGACACACGGATGTTGATTGCACTGGCAGTGCCTGCAATCGTTGAAATGAAGTCGCCAATACCAAGTACTTGGCCCACCAGTTCAGGGAATGTGTACACCTCAGACGCCTGAAGTGTTTTGGTTTTGGTGATCAAGTTGGTATTGCCAGCAGAACCCGCAGCCGTCACCAAGTTCACGCTGATCGTAGCGGCAGACGCGCTGATGTTGGTGGCGGTGAACTTGTCAATAATGGCCGTGACGCCAGTAGCGGTGTACTGGGTTGTTTGGGTTGCTTCGGCAAACTTGGCCGGTACTAGGACTTTGACGGTGACTGTCATGGTTTACTCCAACAAGAGACAATTATTAGCGGCAGCTTGCATGATGACCCAATTGGTGCCGTCAGACACCATTGTCGCCCAATTGCCTGCAACTGCCAAGAGAATCGCGGTGCCAGCCGCCCCGCCAGCTTGGGGAACGACATTGCTGGACGCTGACACAAGCGTCTGAGCTTGGTAATTTTGAAAGTATAGTACGCGCCCTGAATTGGTTGAAGGCGTAGGCAAAGTAACTGTACAAGTCGAACCCGACTTATTATTGATTAGCCATAGTTCAGTAGCCGCAACCGTAAAATCTGCCGTTTTGGTGACCGGCGCGGATACTGATTGTTTGTTGTTAAAAGTGTTCCAGTCAGTTGACGTCAAGTAACCATTAGTCGATGTGTTAGCCGCAGCCATGCTAATGGCGGGTGTTGTACCACCAGACGACACAACTGGCGCAGTGCCAGTGACTGACGTTACTGTACCGCCCGACCCCGTGGCCGACAAAGTGCCGCCTGCAAAACTGACGCCTGAACCAATCGTGACGTTGCTAAATCCGCCCAAGTTGTCACCGTAAAGAATGGACGTGCCATTGGTAATTGCACTTGGCAAACTTGGGGGCAGACTGTTAAGCGCATCAATTTGCTTTTGCATCTCAGCTACTTGAGCCACTAAAGCAGAGCAGCAGTCAACAAGATTGGCTTCTTGAATCTGTTTAGTTAACTCAGCGCTCAGATCAACTACTGGCGGCAAAGTCTGTAAATCTTGGTTGACTGCGCGGAGCGCCGCATCGTAAGACGCAATCACCGACTCGGCGCTAAACGTAAGTCCAGAATCGTCAACAACCGCTGTGGCTACATTGTTGAGCGACAGAAAAAACAAATACCAAGCGCGGTCAATCAACCCAGTGCGAGGGTCGATTAACGGAACTCGCGGGGGTGTAATTGGGACGTTAAGCATTCGTTGGGCTTAAGATCAGTTCAGCGCCCACGATGGCAATCTTTACGGGGTCGGTGCCTGACAGCTCATACACACGGTCACGCAGTTTTAGCGTCATGCCTAGCCGCCGCCAAAACGTCCGGTGGCCATACGCGCCGATTTTTCCAATAGTTGACCAATGCTCGTTTGACCACGTATGGCCACCATCGTCCGACCAACGCAGCATAACGGCAGGGTTATAACCTGGTGCAGCAGGGTATGAATTGGTAACAATTTCATAGCCCGTAATGTCAGTATCTGATAGTTCGTATTGCCCAAGCGGTTCAAAACCGTCCCCTGCTTCAGTAGTCAATATGTCGCCTGATTGAGTTGCCAAATATGTTTGCCTATATTCAGCCACAAGGTTTAACCCCGATTCAGTGTCTATATTTTCACTATCGTATGCAGGATATAGATTTAAGCCAACGCCTGTCTCGCAATCTAACTGGAGGCTGTGTTGCGCAGTGCGCTTTAGGTTGTTGGTGCCAACAGGCAGCGCACGCCAAGAGCGCAGCCACTTTTGGATGCCGCCGTTGTCTGAATAGTCTTCTAAATCAAACGAGTAAATGTTGCCGTTTTCAAAGTCGCCCACCACAATTTTGTTGTTGAACGCCATTTGGCAGTTGCTGCGGTGGCGGGTAAACGATCCGTTGTTCCATCCTGCACGCTCATGCCATGCCTGAGTTGCGGCGTCATACACCCAAGTAGTGTTGGCAGTCGGGAAAATCAGCACATAGAAACTATGGCCGTCTTGTTGGTAAGTGTAAGCAACAGCGTCAGTTAAGTCGCTGTACTGCTGAATCTGCCATTCAACAGCATGGGTTGAAATGCGCTGGCCTTGGTAGCCATTGGCTCGGTACACGATGCCTTGGCCACGGCGGTCACGGCCCAGCCAAAACATGCCGTTGTCCATCTTGGCCACCGAATAGGGCGCAGCGCAACCTAATTCATTAAACGCGCCTTGGATGCGTTGCAGAGGGTAATCGGTTGCGCCTGAGTCGTACCAGACTTCAATGGAGTTAGTACCAAACGCCCAAACCTCACGGAAGTTGGACGCCACGGCCACCAAGCCGTCTGGCGAACCTTCGGTGCTAGCAAACTCTAAAGGGTCAATAGACGTGCCGTCTAGCAAAGCTGTAACCCACAACTTTTGGCTGTTGGGTTCGTTGAACACAAAGTAGCCGTCTAGATAGCACACAGTTACCGCGCCTGGGAAGTCAGGGTCAGTAATCTGACCAAACGCATTGGTGGTGTTGTTGTAGATGTAGCTTGGGCCGTTAGCCGCAATAAACAACTGAGTACCGTTGTCAGCCATGCTGACCGGCCCTGTACCCGCCACGGTGCCAATCAACGTAGCGATATAGCTGTTATTGATCTTGTAAAGCTGAGTACCCGACACCACAAAACCCGTACCGTCTTGAGGCGAAAAAGCCCACAAGCCACGAATAGGGCCATTGCCTATCGTGTTCAACAAATTCAAACCAGGCGCGCGATTTAAAAACGCTGGCTCTTTACCGCCTTCGGGAATGATTTCCGGAAACAAATTGACCATACGGGCATCCGCAGCGTTGACGCTGCGAGCCACATAGCTTGAGCCAAGAATTGGCGTTTTCATTAAGCCGCAACTGCTTTGATAACTGCAAAGTTAAAAACTGGTGTTTCTGTGGTTGTGCCGCCAGTGGTGCGGAATGTGATGTTGAAGCTACCCGCTGCCACCGCAGTGACCATCAAATCATACAAATCAGTACCTGATTTTTGATTCAAGATGATTACATCAGTTGCCGCCACCGTACTGTTGGTTACGGTAAAAGTTGCGGCAGTAGTTGACCCCGCTGCGCTGAATAAAGTGATCGCACCAGTTGTTTTGTTTAATGTAACGCCTGTGGTGCGGCTTGTT